GGTGTGAGTGTTGATGTACCACTTTCAATATTTGACGAATCGTATTTAGTCGCCAAGGCGGTTTTATCTGCTTTCACAAGCAGAGCGTTGTAAACTGCTCCGCTTGTGAGGTAACACGGGCTGTTATTTTTTGGTTCGCTGTCGAACGGCATTGAATCGAGCTTTCGGGCAAGTTTTTTATCTGTTCCTTCTCGTGTATATGCGTCTGAAATGCCGTACCCTGCGAGAGTATTGGCTTTATCAGCTTTTTTTGCAAGATTTGTGTCGACTGTATCAAGCCTTGCCCCAAGTGAATTAGAACCACCTCTTGCCGTGGCTATTTCGGTTTCAAGTGCAATTGCCCCGTCTGTTGCCTGTTCAATCCCCTCGTCCATATGGTTGAGGTTGTCGGCAGTCAGCGGAGTTGCTGTTGAGGGGGTATTTTCCCAGTTCATTCGTGTGTATTTGTTCAAAATTATTCTCCTTTCGCTGTGATTTTGTCTGTGAGTGCCTGTATGCCCGTAAGCTCTCTCGATAACACATATGATGTCACGGTTGCGGTTTGCGGAGTGCTGTCAGCGTTATAGGCATAGTTGCCGTCAGCGTCGGTAACATAGTATTTGATTTGCACCATATCGCCCGGCTCAACCCACAATCTGCCGTCAAGGGTTGCCTCGATAGGCTTATAAATTTTATGGTGTATTCGCTTGCCTGTATCGCCTGAAAACAAATTTTCAAACTTGTGTATCCACGCACCGCCTGCATTATCGTTTTCCTGCCATACAAGAATGTTGTCTGTCATATCATAGGTTTTACCGCTTAAAAACTTGTAGCTACGCACCTTTGCGGTTCGTGTAGAACCTCCGATTGCAAAGTCAACAGTCCCGTATGTACCGCTTGATTTTTCGTCAGCGTTGAATGCCTCGTAAAAGTCATATTTTTCTGCTTTTGTTGTATCGGTTTCAAGGTTGACAAAAACAATGTTACCGCCTTTTCGGTTATCGGGTTTAACAAAAGCAAACACACCGAGCATTTCCGCTGTATAATTAAGCAATTGACCGTAATTAACCTTTTCGGAATCATCAAGCCATACTTTGTTAAAAATTTTCATATTCTTAACAGTCAGATTCTCAACCTTGTTGATAACCTCGTTAAGTAAACGGTCGGATAAAAAATGGGCATCAGGTTGACCGCATAGGTTAATAAATTTTTCAGAAACCATTGCCAACAGTGCATAGACCGAAGTACTGTTAGAATTGTTATTCCAGAGCTTTTGCAGAGCGTTTGTACAGTCGGTTTCATAAAGCTGTGAAATCACATCATAGGCGGTTATGCTGATTTTGTTCTGATCCGTTTTATTGACCTCGGCTTTGTCAATCATACCGTTAAAAATGCACCACGACTTTGTTGTCACGGCTTCGCCCGGATAGAGAGTGTCGCTTGGATATAATGAACTGCTCGGCAGTATCGGAGAGCCTGACGGAAAAGTTTGTGTCAGCTTAACTAAAATCCAACAACCGACAAGTTTTGAAACATCAAAGGTTCTGCCAACGGTGTTCAGCAGTCCGATTTTAAATTCTGAGGCAATGCAACCGCCAAACTTCAACTTATTTTCGTCACAAATCGACTGTTTAAGGCTCATACTTTCGCTTTCAATGTTGGTTTCGGTGATAACATCAAACTTGCTGTCAGATGAAAAGATTTCGAGCTTGTTTGAAATCAGCTCGTTAATAATTTTCTGCTTATGCGTACTTGAAACGGATAGCAATCTGTCACCCCCTTAATACTCAATAAAAGTGAAAGTCACGGCATTGTATATGATGTTGTTTTTGGTGATTTTCTTGACCTGATAGGTGATGTCGGGCATATAGGCGGTCATTGTGCGATATGCAAGAAGTTCATCGTCCCAATACTCGACATGGATTTTACGCTGTTGAGAGTTATCCCACGAACTATTCAAAGCACTTCTAATTGACTGCATTTGTGCAAGGGTGAGTTCATCAACGGTTGTAAACTCAATTTTCGACTTGTAATTTGGCGAAGTTGTGCGGTGCAGAAGATTGTTGCTGTCACGGTATGCCTTGATTTCGGTTCTCTGGAGCGGAGTGCCGTTGTAGTTATCCTTTGCAATAAGCTCGTGCGGAAACAGCTTACCGCTCTTAGGAAACCTTATTAAATAACCTTTAAAATTTGCCATGTCATCCTCTCCTAACCTAACGCACCGACACCGTGACGCTTTTTGACTGCGTTGTTGCGTTTTACAATGTTGTTAAAAATCACCTCGCCGTCAAGATTTACAGTAAGGTTAATGTCACCGCTGTCACCTGTTGAGCCTATCTCTGCCATAGCCTCAATAAGTGCCTGTTTGATAGTTGAAATCGGCGAAACAACCTCAGCCTCACGCTTGTTATCACCGAGTACGGCAAGAAATTCACCGTAATTTGCCGGAACAACCGTACCTGTGGCAAGTCGGGGAACTGTAATGTTAGGCAGTCCGACATTGCCGTTTACACTTCCTAACGCTTCATAAGCAATCTTTGCCGCTGTACTCATTCCGCCTGAAATAGCACTGCCGAGGCTGTTGAACGGATCTATAAAATTGTTTAAGAAGTTTTGAACAACACCTAAAAATCCGTTCATAGGCTTTTTTACAGCACTCTTGATACCCTCAAAAGCATTTGAGAAAACGCTTGAAATCGGATTGATATGTGTTGAAATAAAGCTAAGCAGTCTTGCAAGCGGATTTTTCAAGGCATATATTCTGTCACGAATGCCGTTTGCAAGACCTTGAACCGTGTAACCGCCTCTTTCATACATTTCTGTTGACGGGGAATGAATTCCCATCGTGGTATCATATTCTGAAAGCACAATAGAAGCAAGACCGTGACTGTTTTTGACAAGCGCACCTTTGTATGCGTCTGTACCCTCAACAAGACCGAGAACCGTGTTTTTACCTGTATCTTTTGCAGCTTTTTGCAAATTGTTCAAAGATTTCCACTGCGAATTTTGAACATCCGTTGTACTGATAAGACCTGCATTGTAAGCCATAAGAACAGCGGCGGCGTCTGAATAGTTGCCATTAACAACCTTTTGTACATCTGTAAGGTCATCACCCGTCATAGTCAGTTTGTTCATAGCGGCAACAGCTTTATTTACCGAACTTGTTGCACCGTCAAGAGATTTTGTTTTGCTCTGAATATTCTCGAAGTATTCAATGCCCTCTTTCCATAAAGCGTCGTTTTTAGCACCGCCACCAAAATAGTAATTTTCAAGAGCCTGCATACTTTTGCCGTTTTTCTCAAGCCACTTTTTCAGTTTTTTCTGTTCGTTTTCAAGGTCTTTTTTCTTGTTGTTATAATCTGATTTTGCACTGCTGTATTTCTTTGACGCAAGAATTCGTTCTTTGCTATTTTCAGAAGATAATTCAGCTAATGCGGCACTATTTGCAAGTTGTTGATATTTATCAATTGTACTGTCAATAACCTTTTGCACCTCGGCTAAATCACCATTTAAGTGTACTTTGCCGTCAGCACTGACAGTAACATATTGATTCCACACATCACTGAAACCGTCAACATTGTTTTTAAAATATGTAACAATGGTTTCAAGCTGTGCCTGCTCTTCTGGACTAAGCGTAGCTTTCTGTAACAGTTCATCAAGTTTCTGTTGGTAACTGTCAACAAGTGTATTGTCTGCATACAAGCTGTCCATTCGTTCAAGAGTGTCTGACAAATTATCCTCAATACCTTGCGTAGTTGTATCAAGCCTTGATTTTATACCGTCAATTTCATCAGCAAATTTTTTAGCTTCGGAATTACTCCAAACAAGCTGATTATATACAGTAACTGCAGTCACAAGTCCGGTGATGGCACCGGCAACGGCTAAGATTGGATTTGCAGAAACAGTTGTCAAAAATAACTTTATAGCATTTTTGACTTTGTCAATTCCGCTTGCAATCGCTTGTCCTGCCTTGAAAACAACAACAGCTGTACCGACTGCAGTAATGCCGCCTGCGATAGCGTACAAGGTTTTGTCACTAATAGATTTAACTATTTTGCTTAACAGTTTCAATGCTCCTGCAAGGGCTTCTACAAGTTTCGGAACTGCTTCTTCAATTGTCCATTTTGCAAGTGGGAGAAGAATATTCTTGTATGCCTGTTTCAGCTTATCTCCGCAGGCTTTGAGCAAATCCCTGAACGCCTGTCCGAGGTCGGCAACAGCTGATACAAGCGGTGACAAATCAAGACTTTCAAGCCATTCAAGGCGAATCTCTGACATATCGCTCAAAAAGCCTGTGATATCTTCAACAATGCCAAGGATTGCTTCCCAAATCTTTTTGCCCGATTCATTTTTGTCCCAAGCCTGTTTGATTTTAGTCCGCAGAGTTTTGGTGTAGTTGTTGCAGTTTTTGATAATATTCAGAATATTAGTCCAAATTCTCTCACCGGTGCCGTTATTCCACACTTTGCGAAAATCCTCTGCAATCGTGTTTACAAGTTCAAGCAAACTGTTCCATTTGTCGATAATGGATTGCACAACCTCGTCACCAAGTCTTGCCTTATTCCAAGCCTTTGTAAACGCTCCCGAAATATCACCGATGATATCAAAAACATTTTTCAAAAGCTGTTTGATGTTTCCGATGATCTTTTCGCCTGTACCGTTTTTCCACACTCTCTTCCACGATTCGCCGATTGAAACAAAAGCATTTTTCAGATTATTCAAGGCTCTTTTAATGCTGTCAAAAACCTTGTTTGTACGCTTTTCAATTGCTGTTGCGGCAGTATCAAGTGCGTTGACTGCGGCTTTAGATGATTTCTTTGTGGGGCTGTTTACTGCTGTACTGTCATCTGATGAACTGTTTTCAAGGCTCATCACGTTGAGCCTGTCAAATCCTTGAAGATTGTCTTTAATTTTCTTTGTCTTTTTCGATGTTGTGGCAAGTGCAGAGTTTGCACTCTTTGTTTCATCGGCGAGGTCTGTCATTTCAGAGCTTGCGGAATTTGCGGAATTGTCGGTTGCAGATGAATAGCCGAAAACCTGTTCCGTAAAGCTTTTGAATTTTTCCGTTGCAATATCTAATTTTTCGATAAAGAAATTAAAATTTTTCAACAGCGGAGAAAACACATTGATAAGACCTTGACCGAGTGTAGCTTTCAGGCTGTCAAGTCGGAGCTGTAAAATTCTTGTCTGATTTGCCCAACTGTCCTGCGTTCGGGCAAAGTCACCCGTCGCATTGGCGAGCTGGTCTTGAACAAACTTGTAACGCAATGTTACTTTTTCGGCTTCGGTCATTTTAGCTGTGGTCTTACCGTAACCGTTTGCAAGGGCATAGCTGTCAAGCGCAGTCTGTGTCATTACGATGCCTAAATCTTTTAAAGTTTCGGTTTCGCCCGAAAATACTGATTTAAGTTTTGTATAGGCTTCGTCCTGTCTGATGTTGTAGAATGAAGCAACATCGCCTGCAAGTCCTGTCAGCGTGGTTGACATATCATAGGCTTCTTTCTCTGTAAAACCGAAAGCCTCAGCCATTGAGCCGAAAGTACCGACATACCGCTTTGCCATTGTTTCGGACAAACCAAAAGAATTAGCTGCACTTTTTGCCCACTTGTCAACCTGTTTGGTCATTGCCGGAAAAGTAACATCAACAACATTCTGCACCTCCGCAAGGTCAGAACCAAGCTCAATGCACTCTTTGCCGAAATTTGTAATTGCATAAGTGCTGAAAGCAACAGCGGCAGTCTTTGCAAAGGTCTTAAGCTGATTTTTTACCCTTTCGATTGATTTGGTAACAGTAGTATTAACCTGTGCCAAACCGCCGTTAAAACCCGATGTATCAAGTTTCGTGTCAAAATTCAGATAACCGTCAACCGCCAAATTTTCACATCCTTTCATTTAAAAATGGGCATAAAAACAGCGCACACCGTTATGATGTACGCTAATAAAATTTTGCAAAAGAACAGCCACCCCGTTTGGAGTGGCTTTTTCGTTATTGTAATACTATTGAATCAATTATTGCCGATAACAGAGTTTCATCTTCCTCTGAAATAGGCTCGGTTGAGGAATAAGAAAAATTGTATGCACCGTCATTCCATAAAAAAGCATAAGTGTGTGCATATACACCTTCCATTTTATACGAAAATTCTATTCCATAACACGATGCTATTTCTAAATATTTTTTGCTGGATAATTCAAAGTCCCTATCACCTTTCATTCCCTCCACAATACTATCTAAAAGTTCATTAGCCTGCGATTCGGTGTATAAAAGAATATCGTCACTCAATTCCGTATAACTTACAAGAAGATTATCATTTTCTGGACTTTTGTGATTAAAAATCAATCCGCTTGTACCTTTTGTTTCAAACTGTGACGGAGTACAGTATTTAATATCTTTTAAGGTGTTTTCGATAGCTAAATCGTACTCTGCCTTTGTTGTTTCCTGCACCGTTGTGGGAATTTCTGTCGTCACAGGTTCAGTGGTTTCAGCCTTTATATCGGTGTTTGAACTGCTTTCCGCTGTTGTACCGCAGCCAACAAGCGATACTGCAAAAACTGCGGTTAATGCTAACGCTATGAGTTTTTTCATCATTCATCCTCCTAAATGTTAAAACAATATAATTTTTACTTAATCATACACTAACATTTAGAGAATGTCAACAATATGTGATAAGATACTACACTACACGAGCGAATTTATGAAGTCAAGTTCCTCTTTATCTTCGGCTGTGAGTTTGGGCTTTAGGTCGATAAGTTCTTTATGTTCGCTGTAAAAATCCCGTTCGGTTTTGTCGAGCTTCTTATGCTTTGCCTTTTTGGTGCGTATTGAAATCACCTGTGTAAACAAGCCGTCGCCCACTTCATTGAACAAGCCGAGAAAAGTCCACCAGTGCATATAATCGACTGTGCGTGTTTCCGCTCCTGCAACCTTATTGAGAGCAGGGAAGATTATATGTCCGTCCTGTTCCCAATCAAGCACACGGACGGGGAGCTGTTTGCCCTGCGGAATATCTCCGCCGTCAAGATACCAAGTTGCCCTGTCAAGTGCCTTTTGGTAATTTTCGGGAATCTCCTTGTAAAGGCACTCGACACACACTCGGCATTTTTCAAAATCGTTCAGATCATCGTCTGCATAGGCTTTGAAAATCAGCAGAGCAACACGGAAGTCGGAATTGATTTCGTAGTTTCTGCCGTCAACCTCAAGGCTTTTCGGCAGTAATTCAATCACTTTTTCACCTGTGAAGTGTATTTGCCAACTTTCTTATTGGAAATTTTCTGTGCCGATTCAAAATCAGCCTGCATAACAGGAATAAGCACTTCAAGGAAGTTTTCAAAAATCGGCTTACCGCCCGCAAGTGAAAGACAGTTAATTTCACCAAAGGCAACCGTGCAGACATCCGAACCGAAAATGTAGTTAATCTGTTCTCTGATGTCCTTGTCGCACTCGGTGATAAGCTGAATTGCGTCTGTGTTTTCAGCTTTTTCAGCGTTTTCATACTTCTTCTGAATCTGCTCAATATTCTTGACTGCCTCGTTGAGCCTTGCAAGAATGCCCACATCCGCGGTATTGATACGGATTACTGCGTTTTCGTCATCGCCAATCTGATACTCCTTGTAACCTCTGTCAAAAACAAGTTTCTGCATAAATCAATCCCTCCCCAAAGATTAAACCGTTGCGGTAAAGGCCGGCACTTTCTTCTCAATTGTAGCCGTACCCTGCTGTCTGTCGCCGTTAAATGCGATGTTGAACGGAATGTTCACACCGCCCTGAGCACCGCCGTAGGACTGTGGCTTTACGATACAGGTTTCAGTCCAAGCGTCATACGGACCTGTCTTTTTGTCAACAAGGACTTCAAGAATTGCAGTCTTGCAGTCATCGCCTGTAAGGCGGTTCATTGCAATATCCTTAATCTTTTCATAGATTGCATCGCCTGTGTTTGCGTAATAAGTGTCTGCGTCAATTGACGGTTCATAGCCGTTATCGTTTACAACGGTTTCATCAAGAATGTTCTTGACTGTTTCTGCGTCGGGGTTGAGTTCAACGGACATATCTTCAATATCTCTGCCAATCAAAAACCACTTAGGGGTTTCGCCTGTGCCGAACGAAGCGTCAATGTAGTGCATAAGATAACTTCTTTTGAGTTTACCGATATCGGGTGTTGTTGCCATAATTAAAATTCCTCACTTTCGATTTTGTAATCTGCGGTAATTTGTAACTGATACATTACATTACCGATTAAATTGCTGTCGGGTATGTCATAAAGCATACCGTTTGAACAGGTTATTTTTGTGAGCGTACCTGCAAGCTCATTGTCGCCAACCGTTACGGTCAGCGTTTGCCCCTTTGCCTGTTTTTCAAGCCACAGCTGTAACTCGTTAATAAGTCCGCTGTTGGCAAGGCGGTCATAGTCATTAACCGACTGATAAACAGCGTACAAGATGAATGTGTGCTGTCGCTCCTGATTGCCGAGAACATCGGATTTAATCAGCGTATCGCCTGTCGGAGATAAGCCGTAGCTGTCGGTGTCAGGGGTTGTGTAGTCAATGTGCAGGACATCGTTCAGCTTTGGAAAGCTCATCACAATGCTCTGCATAAGTTCAATTATGTTCATTCTGCCGTACCTCCTGCCACTTTTGCAGCACCCTGTAAAATCTCTTTTTTACGGTCGGCTTTCATTCGTTCAAACCACATCTTGCCGGCAAGAGGGTGCTTTGCCCGAGAATAAACAAGCATTTTACCTGTGGGGTGTTTCTTCTGTCCTTTAGGGCTGAAATAGCCCACAATAACACCGTTTTTCTTAATCGGGATATTAGGACCGTAAACCTTGCCGTAGTAGAGATACCTCGCATACGGTGTGTTCTGATGAATTTCGCCCGAGCCTATAACCGTTGAGAGGGTTGCCGACTTTTCAAGCACGCCGTTTCTGAACGGCGTATAGGGTTTCATCAATCGTAAAACCGTGCTGTCAACATACTTTTGCACCTTTAACACATCGGCATTTTTGCGGACTGCAAACTTTTTATCCCAGAGGAAACCTGCCGTACCGTTTTTTGACTTGATGACAAAATCGGGCGGTTGAACAATCTTCATACAATCACCTCGCCGAAATTTTGATGTGCTGTAAATCGGTTACGCCGTAAAGCTTTTCATCAATCGACATAACCGCATAGCACCTGTGTTTTTGCTTTAGCGTTTTAAGGCTCTGTGACACGCTCTGAGGGTTTGAATTATCAAAGGTGAAATTACTCTCGCCCTTAATAATCATGTCCTGTGTGCTGTTCTGAGGGGTGCATAGCTGACCTGCAAAAAGGTTTTCGCTCGGCTTTAAAAAGCCGGGAAAAAGCCCTGCGGATTCAATCGGAATATACACCGTCACGCTGTCAGCGTTCTGCATTCCGCTTTTAAGCACATTGCGAGCCTTGTTCTCCTGCCAATGACATTCGGAAATGAAATATCGGTCATAGCCTGAGCCGTTGAATCTGTAGATTGTGCAGGAGCTTTCAGGGGTAATAATCATCTGCGACCACCTCTGTACAGCAAATCGCTGTCGGCAAGATACTTGTAGATTGTGTGTCTGACAGCCTTTTTATGGGCGGTTTTACGCTCTTCTTCGGACACATAGCTTACGGATTCATCACCGACGCTTGCAGATGAAATTCCTGAATTTGCGGACTGCTTTTCATCGTTATATACAAGCTCTGCAAGCTCACAACAGCAGAGTTTTACGCTTTCGGGAATATTGTTTCTGTCAACATTTTCGCCTGTGTATGCCTTAATGAGCAGGGTCGCAGAGCGTGCATAATAATCAAAGGCGGAAACAATGACCGCCTTTCTGCCACAGAGATATTCAGAGATGTAATAGCCTTCATCGGCATAAGCGGTCATAGTAACACTCCTTATTTCTTAATTCTTGCAAGAACAACCTTTGACTGGTCGGAAAGAGCAACAACATAATGCTTGTCGGCTGAAACATCTGTCTTTCTTGAAAGAGATACTCTGTCAGCCTCCACGTTTGTGTCACGCTTTAAATATACGGTAATTGCCGCTGTATCGTCCTCTGTTTCCTCATCATTTGTGAGCTTAACAATCGGATTTGAATAGCACGGGACAGATACCTTTGTTACCTTGTCGCCAATCTTTACAAGAGGCATTGTTTTCTTGACCTCTTCAAGATTTGAAGCTGTTACGGCTGTACCACTTTCGTCAGCTTTGTACCACTCGTTCAAGAGCGGAACTTTTCTTGTAGGCACAATTCTTGTGTTTGCAATCTTGCCGATTTCGCCTGACATCATAACCTGATTAGGGTACTTATCGGCAGAAAGAAAATCGCTGTCTTTGCGAAGCTGTGTAACCTGCTTTGGGTTTACAAACATAACCTTGTCTGTGTTTGCCTCTTCATCGAAAAGGTCAATAGCTTCAACAACCGAATTGTACTTGATAATTGAGCCTGAACCGTCATATACAAGCTGTGCGGTCTGAAGTGCGTCCATTGCGTCATTGTCAACCTTTGAAGCAATTGCCTTAGCAATCTGATTGTTAGCTTCGCCGACAGGGTTGCCGTAACCGCTTAATACTGCTTCATCCGTAAGCTCAACGGCTTTCATTGCCTTTTTTACAGTTGCCTTTGTGGTGCTTGCTGTGAGCTTTACAGTTTCAGCCGCAACACCCTCGGCAACATCTACGGCGTCACCAATGTAAGCATACTGCGGAACTGTGATAGTATCGCCCGGCACACCTGTAAGGGTTGTATCAACCTTTGCAAACGGAGCAATAACAATCTTATTCGGGATTTTCGCTGAAATCATATCAGCCATAACCTCGGGGTCGATAATGTCAGAAATTTTTGTTACCTGATTTGGCATAATTTAATCATCCTTTCAACTGTTCATATTTCTGTGGGTCACTCTTTTTTAGATTTAAACGCTCGCTGTAACCCATTTTTGCGAACATTTCCTTTGTAATTCCTGTCGGGATAGGATTTCCCGTGTCCTTAACAGGATTCTGAAAAGGCTCATCAGAACCGAACATATAGCCGTTTTCGGACTTAACCTGTTCGAGAGCCTTTTTGATGTCATCTGCCTGATTTTTAGATGTTTTCAGGTTTTCAAGGTCAAGCAGAGCCTTGACAGCCTTTGCATTTTTCGCACCGCTCTTTGAAACAGCGGTGTCAAGAACAGAGTTAAACTCCATATCCGCAATCCTTGTCTGATACTCATTCTCTTTGGTTTCAAGTTCGCCGTTGAGCTTTTTGATTTCGCCCTTGAGCTCGTCCACATTGACACCCTCAAACTTTTTGAGTGCAGTCTGTGCAGTTTCAAGCTGTGACTTGTAGTTGTCCCTTGATGTGCGGAGCTTTTCAACCTCTGATACGGTTTTGTAATTATCCGCAAAGGCTTTTTCAAAGTCTACCTTTTTATCTTCGGGAACTGTAAAGCCAATTTCGGAGAGAAGTGTGTGTATATTCTTCATAGTAAATCCTTTCTGCATAGCTTGTATTCCGCTTTGCCTGCGGTAGAAATTCAGCCGTTGTAACCTACGGCAGGGTAAAATAAAAGCACCTATGCAATCAAATGCAAGGGCGCTTAATCTGTTTTTTCTGTTTTAACTGTTTTTGCTCTCGGCTTTTTGGGAGCGTCAGACTTGACCTCTTCTGCAAAACCGCCGTCAATGAGTTCCTTTGCTCTCTGCTCGGAACATTCAAAAACTTCATTCACAGGTCGGGTTACATAGCCGTTCTGCCTGTCATTAAATGCTGTTGTTACTCTGATTTTCATTCTGTCACCACCTTTTCAATATTTTAAACTGGTCGATTTCGACCGGTTTAAATGCAATAAAAAAGCACTCTGATTTCTCAAAGTGCTGATTTGATGTGTTAAATTTTGTTACGGCAAGTTGCAGGCAAGTTAAATAATGCCGTAAACAAGCCGTTTTTCTTGCTCTGAACATATTCTCGGCAAGTTAAACAACAAAACCGCCCTTTTTACGGAGCGGTTAGATTATGCCACTATCTTTTAGATATTGCATTTTTTGTTTCTCTCTAAGCTTACTGTAAAGTGCTTCAGCATCTTTAGCTTCTTGTGGAGCATCTTCACGCAAAGTGACATTTAAACCATTTGTTACAAGGTACGGCTTAAACGCATTCCATAGAGATTTTTGTTCTTCAGTTTGTATCAATCTCATACTATCATCACCCTAAAAGTTTGCTGACTCTGTACTCATTATACACTTCATCCATAGCTTTATCTTTTAAGCATTCAAAAGCATACTCACTTATATCCTCTATATTATAACCGTTATTTATCAATTTTTCAACCTTTGGAGCATAAATTTTATTAAGGTAATCGCAATATTCAAAATAATCGTTAATACTTCCGAATTTTGCTCTGTAATTTTTAGCGTCTTGCCAATGAATCAGTTCGTGCAGAATTGTACTCAATCTGTCTTGCGGACAAGCCAAGTTTTCTTGTAAGCCTGACAAATCACTTGTTGAAAAGTATGCTGAATTGACATTTAGAACATTTTGCATTGGCATATATGAAGCAATAGCATTTACTCGCATTTCTTCGGGAGTGACAATACAAATTTCAGGCTTTCCGCTTGTTTCAACCTCTCCGAGCATATCAAACGCTTTTCTCACTTGCATATCAAAATTATGAAGTTCTTTTCGTTTTAGCTTTACCTTATCTGAAATATAAACATTATCACACAATGTATTTGCCTTGTGGGTATCAATTGTAATTGTTTCGCCCTCAATTTTGCGTTCAAAAGTTTTTGATATATCTTCTTCAAAAACAGGTCTGTAATATTTCTGTTCATTGGTGTTTAGTGAGAATTGCTTTGTCTTTTCTTCAAGCGTATTCGCCCTATCGTGCCACTCATCGGCTCGGGTTTGGGCAATGCGTTTATTGTCCTCGTCAAGACTGTATTCGGCACGGCGGTCAAAGCGTTCTGCCTTTTTCGGGAGTTTTGAGCCTAAAGCATTTTTGCCGTCAACGGTTATTCTTTCCCATTGCTGAGGGAGGTTCATTGCTTTGGAAAACTTTACATATTCATCCTGTCGCTGAAAGTATTTTGCCTTTGCGCCTGTGATTGTATCGTCATCGGCACCGCCCTGTGTGAGCAGTTCAATCTTCTGTCGGTCGGCACGCATTACAGTTTCAAGCTGTCTTTGCCTCTGCTGTGCCTCATATGCCGTGTACTCTTTGCCGTTGTATTCTTTCGGCGTGTTCTCTTCCTCGTTCATACGGTCAAGTTCTTCTTCGCTGTATGTCGGAGTGTCAATTCCTTTCATAAACGGCGAATAGCTGTGGTAGCAGTTCGCACCGCAAAGACCCGTTACTGTACCAAGACCACAGACTGTTTCAAGCTCCTTTTTGCTGTACACTCTGCCCTGCCACACCTGATGTGCCGGTCTTGCACCACGGTGATAGCTGACCTCGAAATATTCCGTGCCGAGCTGTTCGGCGTTGTCCTCGTTGACCTTTGCGACAACCTGATTAAAGCCTGTCATCAACGCCCTGCGTGCCGCCACATCAACACGATTGCTCCAACCACTTGCATAATCAACGGTACGCAATCCGCTGTCGGTCATAGCTTTAACCGCTTTTTTAAGGACTGTGTTATAATCAACCGCACCGCTTGCAATCTGCATAAGTCCGTTGTCAAGAGTGCGTTGGTAAAAGTCCGCAAGCGGAGTAAATGACAGCGTATTGTCGGCATTTCTCACGGCGAATCCGAGTGAGCCTGTAATGTTCCTGTACTCCGATTTTGTCTGATTTTTAACCGCCTTTACAAGTTGTTGCAACTGTTTATTTTCTGCATAAGGAATATACTCTTTGCCCTTGCTTGTATAAAGCTCCTCATTTCTTGCATATCCCGATTTCACAACTTCGTCATAGATTCTGTCGATTTCATCGTCAGACACATTGAGCGTGCTTTGAATAAGGCTGTCTATTTCATCCTTACTCACGCCCAATTCATACAAGCGGTTTATCTGCCAATCGGCAGCAGAGGTTATCTCCTCACTGTTAGCTTTCAAACGCTCCGTAAGGTCTGACATAATATTTAACTGTAAACTGCGGTACAACTGTTCCATAGCCGAGGGCAAAGCCTCAATTTCAGTCGGAGTGAACATTATTCGATAACCTCAGAGGACTGCGGAAGATTCTTTTTTGCTGTCTTTTCGTCCTCTCCATACCATTTCATTCTGTATTCCCACGCTTGAAGGATGCCGAGGTTTAAGTCCTGAATATCCTGCTTGCGTTCGGTTTCTTCATCGGTCAGAATACTGTCCTTGAAATCGCATACAAACGAATAACCGCTTGTTGTCAGCGAATTGTAAAAGGCAAGAGCATACACCAAGTCATCAAGGCAATAGCGGAGTTGCTTCTGAATTGCGGACACTGTGTTATATTTTCGGATTTTGGCTGACAAAACTTCCGTGGCAGTCTTTGCGACTGTTTCAGGGTTTGAAAGGTCACCGTATGCAAGACCGACCGCAAATTCAATCATACGCAAATATGTATTCAAGCCGTCCGTAATGTCGGACTGTCTGAATGCAGGCGAAAAGTCCTTGAACAGTTCTTCGTCACCCAAATCCACATCAACGGCACGGTACAAACGCCTGTTAAGTCTGTCGGCTTTGCCGTCCTTTAATGCGGCAGAATCAACATGAATCGCACGCTCTCCGCTTTCAAATTCCCAGTCAAGCCGTCCGAACTGCATATCGGCTTTCTGAATGATTTCAAGTCCGCTGTCAAAAATCGACATACCGCATGATGAGCCGTCAACCGTGTTTTTAATCGGCACTCTGAAATAACCGAACGCAGGTCTTTTCATATCGGGGTATGTGACCGCAGGCGGTAAGTCTGCCCACTCGTCAATGACAGCGAGAGGAATTTCAGTACCGAGAACCTCGGATGATGACGAACGGTAAGCCGTGTTAGTAACAGTCAAGCCCTTGTCCTTATCAAGGCTGTGATATTCAAGCCTTGTGTAGTAGTTGTCACCGATTTTCTTGAATTCGGGGAAGATGACCTTTACAAGCCTGTGCTTTGTGTCAAACTCAATCGGCACAAAAGCATTTGCCGAGATATATTGCACCCTGTCACCGCCCAAAGGCTTGATGACCATTGCGCCTGTTGCAAGACCTGACTGTAACTCCGAATTAAGCTCCTCGGTTGCCGTTTCAAACAATTTTGACAGCGTTTCATTTGAGATGTTCACCGTCATTTCGTTAAGCGTAATGTTAGCAAACTCCCTTGTGATTGACTGCTCAAGCCTCAAACTGATGACATTTTCATCAAGCCACGGAGCTTTGCCGACATAGCAGTTTTGCCATATGCCGATAGCCTTTTGCATTTCTGCCGTAATCGCAAGCCGTAAATTAAGCGCCTGCCGAATATTTTCAAGCGGAAACATTCGCCTCCACACTCCCTTCAAAAAATCTATAAGTCCCATTATTCACCTCTGCGTTTCCATACTCTGTTCATTGCATATCTGACAGCGTCAATATGGTGGTTGTCTTTGTCAGGATAACCGCTGATAACATTGCCGTCCTTATCACGCTCGTATTCATAGTCGAGAAACTCCTGTGCAGTATGCGGACAGCGTGTGTTATCAATCACAATCTCCCGTAAAGACTGCAACCACTTCATCGAGTAAACAACCGAACCGGGTCCTTTTTCTGCCGAACGAGCCATTAAACCGTCAGCCCTGTAATCACCGACTGACTTCTGTTCTGCACTGTCGCAGGTAATCAAATCATTACTTGTAACTCCGTGCTTAGTTCTGAGCAATTCGGCTGTTTCCCTGTTGCTTTTTTTGTTGCAATGTTCCTCGTCAAAAATAATGAGCTTGTGTTGACTTGGAATATAAGTCATACAATCATAGGCAAACGGATCAGGATACCAACCCCAGTCAACTCCTCTGTAAAATCTGTCAAAGGTCTGAATTTCGTCATCTGTGACCTCACGAATAACAACATTATCAAATACATTGCCACCTGTGCCGTTAGCAATGCCCATATACTCGTTTTCATAGGCGGTAGGGTTTGTTTCTTTCAGGAACTCTGCGTCATCTATAAACGGCTTTCCGAGCCATTTTGACGGTACTGTAAGGTATGTACTCTCAATAACGAGCCTGTCTTGACGGGGAATTTTAATATACTTGTTCGCCCAGTTCTGTGCAGATTTCGGAGGGTTGAACGATTTAAATTTAAAAGCCGTGTCACCGCCACGAATCACCGACTGTTCAATCTTTCTGACAGCTTCCTCGCCCGTGAACTGGTCAAGTTCCTCAAGCCACACAACGCCGATATAGCCGAACGGTACTTTGATTGATTTAATCTTGCCCGGATCATCTGCTCCACGGAAGTATATTTTCTGCCCTGTGCTTACCCTCGTGATTTCGAGAGGTGACACGGTGCAGTTAAACTCGCTTTCAAGACCGAGAGCAGAGATTGACCACAAAATTTGCTGATACACCGAACTGCGCAGAGTGTCGGCTACCTGACGAAAAATACAGGCGTGCATATCCTCGTTCTTCATAAGCAAATCAATAACATTCAGACTGACGAAAGACGATTTTGTTGAACCTCTTCCGCCGGGGAAAACATATTCCGAATGTTCTTTACCCTCAATATCAAAAAGCACCGACGAAAACGACGGTGCAACCATATTAGCCGGTATTCCTTTGTACTCAGAACCGTCACTCTTTGGCGGTTCAGCCTTTTTGCGTTCAATGTCGAGATAGGCATTGTCGAGCTTGATTTTATGATTTTCAAAAACATTGTCACGAATAATATTTCTTAATTCTTTAATGGAATTAACATCACCTGTTTTAGCCTTTTTGAGAAGTGCCGCATTTACAACGAGCAAATTATTGACCAAATCTTCGTCAATCTCATCAACATTAATTCCCATATCAATAAGCATTTCCCAGTCGGCAGGAGTGTTGGCAGGCAACGAAAGTAACATATCCATAACCTGTTTCATACTCTTTTTACGGCGGCGTGACTTGCCCGAAGCCTTACCGCCCTTTGCTCCGTTTTTCACGGCTTCATCACGGCTTTGGTCAGATGTAAACGGTATTAAATTTTTCTCATTGGGCAATCACCTCACCTCTTTTATCTGATTTTCCCTCACAACACAAAACCGCCCTCAAACGAGAGCGGTTTGTGCGATTTTTTTAGGGGGACATAAATGCCTATGTCGTTTTGTTGCTTTCTTCAGTTTACATTATATCACCCTGAAACCGAAAAACCGAACAACTTTTACCAATGGTGGCGGTTGCACATAATTCTTATGTTGTCGGGGGTATTGATTCCGCCTGTATCGACTGCAATCTTCGCCCAGCTGTATTTTAAGCCGAGGTGCATAAACAGGCAGTTTTCCACAAAATCGTCCCGTGAGAGGCTGTTCAGTGCCGAGTTTCTACGGATTTCAAGGTTCTGAATATCACGCTGAATATCGGCAATCTGCACCACCGCATTGCCCACTCTGTCGGATGTCTGACCTGACGGAACAATTCGTTCACCCAGCGTCACCGCCGTGTTGTCCGCCTCAGCCCGAATCCGTGCCATTTTCGCCCTGAGCCGTGAAATCTCTCGGTTGATGTCCTTAATCTCTCTTGCTGTCAATCTACTTCACGCTCCTCCTCGTCAAGCATACCAAGTTCCTGCGACAACGCAACAACAGCGGTTACAATCAAATGCAAATCCTTGCCTTTGATGTTACACATATTAAAGCAAACATCGCCCTCATCGTTATCAAGTTTACCAAAATCAATAACAAGTCCCTT